GCAGAGATCATGCACAATTCAGCATCAATCAATCTCAATCTACTAGAAGAAGTTCGTAAGTTGAATGAATCTTATGGTACTAACTGGGATTCAAAACCACTAAAGAACAGAAACACAACTAAAATATTTTACTCAAGTTCTGCATGCATGTATCCAGAACACAATCAACTAGACCCTAACAACCCTGACTGTCGTGAAGTATCTGCCTACCCTGCTAACCCAGATTCCGAATATGGATGGGAAAAACTCTTTAGCGAGAGGTTATATCTCTCTTACCATCGTAACTATGGTATCCCTGTTAGGATTGCTCGTTACCACAACATCTACGGACCAGAAGGAACCTGGTATGGAGGAAGAGAAAAAGCACCTGCAGCAATCTGTAGAAAAGTGGCGTACGCAGGGCTTGCAGATACAATCGAAGTATGGGGAGACGGAGAACAAACGAGATCCTTCCTCTACATCGACGAATGTATTGAGGCAACCAGAAGAATCATGGACTCTGACTGCACCGAACCACTCAACATTGGATCAGAGGAGATGGTTACCATCAATGAGTTGGTAAGAATCACTGCAAGAGTAGCAAACAAATCTATAGGTAGAGATCATGTAGACGTACCACACACAGGTGTACGTGGTAGAAATTCTAACAACGATCTCATCAGAGAAAAACTTGGATGGGATTATAACATGACACTTGAAGAAGGGATAAGAAAGACCTATAATTGGATCATGTCTCAGATCGCAAAAGAGATTGCTGATGATGCTGATATATCTGACAAGAAGTACCTTGCATATGGCAACTGTGGTAAATGATTTCTCTCTCACATTGGTATGGTAGGTTAGGTAACAACATACAACAGTGTGCTGTTGGTACACTATGGGCAGAGCAAACAGACTCATCTTTTGAATCAATAGATCATGAAATTATCAAGAAATATAAAAGATCTTTTGGACAAAACAGACTGGGGTTATCAAGCAAGTGTTTTTACTGGCAAGGACCTTATCAAGAAGTCAATCTACCTGTTGAAACAATCTACAAAAATATGCGTAGAGTTTGTAAGACATGGATCTATCCCCAACTTGACATTCAACCAACAGAAATACCTGATGATACTCTTGTTATTCATATCAGGAGTGGAGATATTTTTGACCAAAACGTTCCTAACCCTGAACGTTATGTCCCTAATCCTTATCATTTTTACACTACACTCCTTGAATCATTTGAGAAAGCGATAGTAGTCACAGAAGATGATGATTACAATCCAATAGTAGAAGAGTTATCATACCATAGGAAAGTTACAATACAACGTGGTACAGTAGCAGAAGATTTTGCTACACTACTAGGAGCAAAGCATGTTGCTAACTCTGGTGTAGGAACTTTTGCTGTTGCTGCTGCCTTGTGTAGTCACAACATAGAGCATTTCTACTGCACTGACCTATCAGACACAGAGCATTTGAATTGGAAAATGTTAGTTGACTCTGATGTAAAGGTGCATCAAATGCATCTACCACACTATCTTTTACCTGGTGAATGGAGAAACACTGATGAACAACGAGAATTCATTCTCAGTTACAAGACACCAATTTCCTGAGGGTGTAGTTGATTATATTGAAGAGATAACTTATCAACTACCTTGGTTCTTCTTCAAAGATTGTGCCTATGGTAACGCTGCAATAGAGAAAGGTTTGGATTTGCATCCATACTTTTCACATACCTTTCTAGAAAATAATCAGATAGGTCCTTGCTTTGATAAGATGCCATGGAATGAGATAGGTAAGTTTATAGGTCTACCCAATAATAAAATGATACGTGCCCATAATACATTGCAGTATCCTAGACCTGATATAAAAAACGTACCTCATAACGCACATGTAGATCAAAACTTTCCACACATAGTAGGACTGTACTATCCAAATGATTCTGATGGCGACACATTCTTCTTTGATGATGACCTAAATGTTATACATAAAGAACCTGTTGAAAGAGGTAAGATGATTGTCTTTGATGGTAGGTGGAAACACTCTTCATCATCACCGACAAAGAACATACGATTTTCATTGAATATAAATTATGAACCTTCTCCACGGACCAGCGATAGCTGACTTATGTGATTATGATTTTGGTGACCAAGCAGGTTGTCTTGGTGGTGTAAGTGGTGCGTTCATGAAGGATGCCAACGAGAGTAATATAGATTTTATAAAGCAAGTCAATGGTAATAAGTTCATGACTTTATTCATTGACAATATAAGATTGTATAAAAGAAAAATACTTTGCTCTACTGCCACTGATCAGATGAGAGTAGACAAGATGATGGAAGAGAATAATCTCCTACATCTACTAGCAGAGATTATGCTCATGAAAGAGACACAGTTTATAATATTCTGCAGCAACGAAGACACACCTATAACAGAAGACATACACTCACACATACCACCAAATGTTTTAGCAATCTATGCAGCAAATGCGATAGGTTATGGTGGTAAAGTGCATCCACTCCCATATGGATTACAAAGAAAACTATACCCAGTAGATGTCAGGCTGGATGAGATGCACAACGCTCTCAAGTCAGATCCTAAACCAACTAAGTTGCTTTATATAAACCATGCAGAACATACTAATATAAGTGAACGTGGTAATATAAGAGACATGTTTGCTGACAAATCATTCGCTACTGTCAGTCCCCGTGTTGACTACCCAGAATATTGTAGGATGATTCAAGCACACAAGTTTATGATATGTCCTGAGGGTAACGCTGTAGACTGTCATAGAAACTGGGAAGTCTTGTTACTAAAACGTGTGCCTATAATGAAAAAGAATCCTTATCTACAAGAATGTTATAAGGATTATCCTATACTATGGGTGGATGATTATGCTGATGTCAATAAGACATTGTTAGCAGAGAATGACAACCTCTTTATAGAAAGTAGAAATTTAGATATCAATATGCTAGACTTGTACAGTCTATTCAATAGGGCGGTAAACCGTGCTAAAAATACCTGAGGTAACCCTACTTATACTGGCAGATTTAGACCTGCCAGATGCAGTGTACGCAATAAATAAATCATGTGAAGAGATAGAATGGGGTGCTGCAAAATTTTTAGGTAGTAAGAAACCAAAAGGACTCTGTGATCAGGTAGAATATGAGGAAACATATCCAATACAAAGTATAAATGACTTTAATTTTTATTGTATTTACAATCTTACTAATCACGTCAGGACCTCGCATTGCCTTCTCATACATCCAGACGGCTACGTTATTCGTCCTTGGTTATGGGATAATAAGTTTCTTGATTATGACTATATCGGTGCACCGTGGAGGGATGACCCAAATGCCTACCTCGATCCGTGGGGAAGAAACCAACGTGTCGGCAATGGGGGATTTTCCCTACGCTCCAAGCGTCTTCTCGAAGTCCCCAGTAAAGTCACCGTCCCTTGGGAAGTAAATGTAGGAAATTTTTACAAACATCAGGGTGCTGGACTATATAATGAGGACGGGAACATATGCTGTCACAATAGGCACATCTTCGAGGAACAGGGATGTGTGTATGCTCCCGTCGAGGTGGCGGCTCGCTTTAGTAAAGAAGTAGAGTGTCCAGAACACAAAGGTATTGAGACCTTTGGTTTTCATTATCACTTCCAAGATATACGATGAACGCAGCGAAGATTTATCCACTATGGTGGAACCCATGGGGTGACAGAGGACTTGACTTTGAAAAGAAAGTAAGTATCTCTATTGACAATCTAGATCATGACAAGTCAGCAGACTATAAGATTTTATTTTTAGCAGAACCACTTGCTATTCTACCAACAGTAAGCGAAGGGGCAATACGATCTGCATATAAGTTTGATAAGATATACACTTTCTGTCAGAGTTTTATTGAGAGGTATCCACAGGCAGAATTATTTGAGTGGGGTAGTAGTTGGTTAGACTTCAAGGACTTGAAGATAAACAAGACAAACAACGTGTCGTTTGTCACGAGCAGTAAGAATCAGAGCAGAGGTCATAAATTACGCATAGACATATATGAATACTTGAAGGAAGTTGATGTGTCAAATGGATTGCAATACTATTCACACATGTCACCACCATTTCATGAGAGAAGGAATGATTTTTTTGAAAGTTCTAAGTTCCACATTGCTGTAGAGAACTCTCAACAAAAGAATTACTTTACCGAGAAGATAATAGATTGCTTTGCATCTAAAACTGTACCCATATATTTTGGTTGTCCTAACATAGGTGACTGGTTTCATATGGATGGTATCATCACCTTCAGTGATCTTGATGAACTGAAAAAAATTGTAGGCAAACTTGACTCAAGCTGTTATGATAAGAGAAGGAAAGCAATAGAGCATAACTATGAGGTTGCAAAGAATTTTCATAGTGACAATGATGTGGTTCCTAGATTGACTCGTAAAATTATTGACGCTGTAAATTCATGAGGGTAAGTTATTGTATCCCTACTCACGATCATGCAAAATGTGAGCAATACATGTTTGACATACTGTATGCTTTAGCACACCAATCATTCAAAGATTTTGAATTATGTGTATCGCATCAAGGTGACCAGACGAGGATACTCAGAGCATTGAATGACTACTGGGATATACTAAACATTACATTCAAGAGAGCACCAGAGGGTAATATCTCAGTCAATACAAACAATGCGATGAAGATGGCAGAGGGTGAGATTATAAAGATATTGTACTCTGATGATTTCATTCTTACTTCAAATCTTACAGAGGAACTTGACAAAGCATTTACATCGGATGTAAGATGGGCAGTGACGGGTTTTGCTCACACTCTTGATAATGGTCAGACACATTACAACCCAAAGTTACCAGTTTACAACGACAGATTATTGGAGGGTGTCAACACTCTTAGTTCTCCTTCAATTCTTGCTGTTAGGAATGGTCTTGGAGAATACTTTGACGAGAAGTTGGTCATGCTGATGGACTGTGACATGTACTATAGATTGTATACAATGCTTGGACATCCTGTGGTTCTAAAGGACATACATATATCAAACAGAGAACATCCAAACCAAACACAAAGATCAAACGACCACCTCATACCAGAGGAGATTGATTACTTGAAGAAAAAACATTTAGTATGACTATAGGATTCAACCACCTAGGAAGACATGGCAGACTGGGTAATCAAATGTTCCAGTATGCTGGACTCAGAGGAATCGCTGCACACCGTGGATTTGATTTCATGATACCACAGAGTGACTTCAAAGATGAATGGAATGACCATCAATTATTTGAAGCATTCAAACTCAAAGGACTTACTAACATAGGTGTATGTCCTGGTCCGTATGTACAGGAAGCACACTTCCATTTTGATCAGAACTTATACGATAATATGCCAGATGGACACAATGTCTATGCATATTTGCAGAGCACAAAATATTTTGATATTATAGAGAAAGAAATACGAGAGGACTTCGAGTTCAAGAATCAGATCAAAGCACCATGCGATGAGATGATGGAGACTGTCCAAGATCCAATCGCACTACACGTACGACGTGGTGATTACATACAAAATTGTGACAACCATCCACCCTGCCCCAAAGAATATTATGATACTGCATTGTCAAAGTTTGATAAGAATCGTACAGTGGTTATTTTTTCTGATGATCCTAAATGGTGTGGCACTGAGTTCCCTGATGACAGGTTCCTTATCTCAGAAGGTGGAGACAATCTTGCAGATTTGTGCATGATGTCTATGTGTTCTGATTTTATTATTGCTAACTCATCATTCTCATGGTGGGGTTCATGGTTGAGTAAGAACCCTGACAAAAGAATCATTGCTCCAAAGAAATGGTTTGGTACAGGGTATACTAAGAACCATGATACATCTGACCTATACTGTGATAACTGGGAGGTATTATGAGTAGTGCAAAGATAGTCAAGAGATTCGATCTCGATAAAACTACATTCATAATCCCACTCAGAATTGAGACAGAGGATCGTATGAGAAATATTGTCACGATATTGATATATCTCGCACGTAATTTTAGTACTAAAATTATTGTCAAAGAGGTTGACAAAGAATCGATATACGAACGTGAAGTCTTACCATTATTGAAACAAGCATTGGAACCTGAGATGCTTGCATGTATTCATCACATTTTTGAACAGAGTGATGAGTTCACATTTCATAGAACAAAGATACTCAATGACATGCTATGGATGGTAGACACTCCTGTTGTAGCAAACTATGATAGTGATATATTATTACCTGTTGAGTCTTACATCAACGCAACAAATATGATATCAAAAGGATGGGTGCATCCTGACGTAGAGGGTGGTAAACCAGTGAAAGTTGTGTACCCATATGGTTTTGGAACTTATCAATTACAGTGTCATGTAAGTGATGAACATGTCACAGATTTTATCAATAGTGGTTTCAATTTTGAAGCATTCAATGGAAGGTTGAGAGAGTGGGATGCTAAGTATGGATTCTGTCAGTTTTTTGATACTGAGGAGTATAAGAAACTGGGTGGAGAGAATGAAAACTTTATAGCGTATGGGTATGAGGATGATGAGAGGTATTATAGATTCAATCTACTATCAAGTGTTGCTAGAATAACAGAGCAAGTATTTCACCTTGAGCATGGTAGAACTAAAAACTCATGGTTCAATAACCCACACTGTGAAGACAACAAAAAATTGTGGGAGGACTTGAAGGTCAAAGGTAAAAAAACTCTTCGTAAATATTATAAAGAGGTTGACTATATCAAGAGAAGAAATGGATAAGAATAAAGCAGTATTCAAACTAGCAAATTTTCCTCCTGTCTTGTGGATAAACTTAGATAGATTTCCAGAGAGAAAGAAATATATGGAAGAGCAGTTTGAGTATTGGGATATCAAAGATCATTATAGAATATCTGGTATTGATGGTGCTGAGTATGAGTCGTATCTCAA